TTCACTACCTAGCTTAGAAATGGATAATACTCGTCTTACAGAATCTCAATTTACTCGTTGTGCAGTGTATCGTGTTCTTTCAGAATACGCTCTACCTATGCTAACGAAGTGGAATTCAGAAGGTAATGAAGACAAGTTTCAAGTTATGATGATGCACTATCGTAAAAAGTTTGATGAAGAATTTAACTCTATTTTGAGAGACGGAGTTGATTATGATTTTGACAACGACGGTACTGTAGATGAAACTGAAAAACAACCATTTCACACTAGACGGATTATTCGTTAATGGCAAAGGTTACTATCAATACCAGTCGTTTTAAAAGATTTATATCTAATTTTACGGATGATTTAGATAGAGCAATCCCAAAGGCTCTAAATAGAAGTGGAGAGAAAATGCGTGAAACTATCTTAGATAGAACATCACGTGGAGTGGGGTTGAGAGGAAGATTTAAACGGTACTCTAAAGGTTATGCAGAGTTTCGTAAAGAAAATGGTAGAGGCACTACACCAGACTTAAACTTTTCTGGTAGAATGCTTTCTAACTTGGATGTTGAACGTAAAGGTCGCAATAGAGTTATTGTGGGCTTTAAAAGAAAACAAGAACAAGAGAAAGCAAAATTCAATCAGAAAACAAGACCTTTTATAGGTGTTACATCAGGTGAAGTTAAATTTATCGCAGATGCTTTTGAGAGGCAATTACAGAGAGAATTGAGATGAGCAAAACAAGTTATAGAGAAAACATTGCAAAAAACATTGTTTCAGAACTAAAAGAAATTAAATCTGTTAGATTTGTTACACGTGATGTTTTTGAACCTGACGAGTTAAGCGATGCTCAAGTTCCTGCAATCTTAGTTCAAAGTGGATCAGAATCAAAAGCTGATAATACACTGACAACAAGACAAGGGATAATAGAGTATATTCTAACAGGATTTGTGAAAGGCAAGTTTTTAGACTCAGCAAGAAACAAATTGTTAGATGACATTGAAACAAAATTGTATGAAGATGTTACCAGAAATGGCTATGCAACGGATACAATGGTTAGGGAAATAAACACCGATGAAGGTGTTATTTTTCCTTTAGGTGCGGTTCAAATAATCGTGCGTATTGAATACTATCACCCAAAAGGTGATTTAGACAAATAACATTAATAGGAGCAAACAATGGCAGTTCAAAAAGGTAACAGCGGAGTTGTAAAGATTGGGTCAACAACAGTGGCACAAGTTACATCATTTTCCGTTACAGAAGAAGCAGATATGTTAGAAACTACTGCAATCGGTGACGTAGCAAGAAACTACACACCCGGTTTAAGACAAATCTCAGGCACAGTTGAGTGTAATATGGATCTTGCAGACGCAGGTCAAGACCTTATGGAAGTTGGTGATACAGTATCACTAATACTAGGTTTTGACGGTAATGCAACAGAAAATATTTCAGGTCAAGTTATCATCACATCGGCAAACGTTGAGATGGCACCAGACGGTTTGGCTACAGTAACTTTTGATTATCAAACTTCTTTAACTGGTTCATCTGGCACAGCATATACAAAAACTATGCGTGGTAATTTTACACCAGGTGATTAATATATAGAATAGAGGTTAATTATGAATGCAATACAAAATGCTACTAAGCATTTCAAAACAAAATTGGCTAATGGACTTGAGTGGGTAGATGTCCCGGAATGGGATACAAAAATATACTTCACTTCAAGTGCTACGCTAAAACAAACAGAGGAAGTGGTAAAGTTACACCAAGATAAAAAGGTAATGGAAGCACTCGTCACAGTATTGATTATGAGAGCATTAAACGAAGAAGGAAAACCACAGTTCAAAATGGTTGATAAATTTGAACTAATGAACAGTGTTGATCCAGAAGTCGTTATACGTGTTGCTAATCACATTCTGAATCAAGAACCGAAAGCAGATGATATCGCAAAAAACTAAAGTCCGACACTGACCTGTTTTTTAGGTTTCAACTAGCAGAAGCACTACATAAAACGGTATCAGAAATATCTGAGATGTCAGTGTCGGAATATTTAACTTGGTCTGAATATTATAAGATTAAAGAAGACCAAATGAACAAACGGAGTAAGATAAATGGCAAACGCTGAAATACAAATTGAAATTACGGCTCTTGACAACGCAACATCGGCACTAAAAAAGATTGATAGAAATCTTGCTCCAATCAAGAAAAAAGTCGGCGGAGTTGAAAAAGAATTCAACAAAGTCGATAAGAGCATACAAAAAAGTTCTGGCTCTTTCGGTAAGTTTAAAGGACTACTTGCTGGTGCTATTACAATAGGCGGACTTACTGCATTTACTAAATCAGTAGTTGAAGCAAGTTCAAGAGCAGAAGATTTAAAAACTACATTAGAAACTGTTACAGGTTCTGCAAAAGCAGGCGATGAAGCATTTAAGTTTATTAATGACTTTGCTACTCGTACGCCTTTTGACATTGAGACTTTAACAGAAACATTCATCAAACTTAAAGCATCAGGTATTGAACCAACAGAAGAACTACTAACCAAATTTGGTGATATGGCTTCTGTTACTACAGATAGAGTTGGTTCTCTTAATGCTATCACAGACTTGTTTGCAAGAACAACAGCAGGTGGTTTAGGTCTAGAAGACTTGAACAGACTTGCAGATAGAGGTGTTCCTGTATTCAAAATCTTTGAAGAAAAACTTGGGTTAGCACGACTAGAAGTATCAGAGTTTGGTAAAACAGCAGAAGGTGCCGCACAATTAAAAGATGCTCTACTAGAAGGACTTGATGAGAACTTTGGTGGTGGTATGGAAAAAGCATCACAAAACTTATCAGTATCAATGTCTAACTTAGGTATTGCGGCAAACAACGCCTTGATTGCAGTTGGTGAAGGTGGCCTTTCAGACGCAATCAACAATGCCGCAAAAAAAATGAGTGACTTTATTGTTAATAACGAAGACTTAGCAATGGCACTTGGTGAAAAATTAGGGCAAGCAGTTACATTTGTTGTAGATGGTATTGCCTCGCTTTCTTCAGGTATGGAAAAAGCACAACCCGTATTCGAATTACTAGGAACTATCTTTACTGACATTGTTGCTCCTGCTCTAAGTCTAGCTTTTGATGTTATAGTAAAAATCGCTGAGGCGTTGGGCCCACTTGTAGAAACAGTAGCACCATTGGCACAAGAAGCATTCAAAGGCATAGCTACTGTCATGACAGACATTGTTATACCAGCATTTGAAACAGTCATAGGAACTATCGGAACAGTTATTGACAAGATACAAAGCATGATTGATTTCATCGGTGCAGGTATAGGTAAAGTCAAAGAGTTTGGCGGTGCAGTAGGCGACAAAGTAGGTGCAGGCTTTACAAAAGCCGGAGACGCAATCGGTGGTTGGGTTGATGATGGTAAAGACAAGTTAACTGGCTTGTATGATTGGGCAGTAGGTAATTCTCTTATTCCAGACTTAGTTAGAGATATCGGTAAAGAAATGGACAAACTTCCTTCTAAAATGTCTAATCCAATTGAACAAGGTGTAATGCAAAGTAAGAAAGCATTTGGGCCTTTACAAACAGGTATGGGCGGCACGACAGCAAATTCAAATGTTAACTTCAATATTTCAGGCGTCAATGCAGGCGGTAATTCAGGTCAATTTCAACAACAACAAATGAGACAGTATATTGAAGGTATTGCTCTACAAACAGCACACACTGTCCTTAGACAGAATACAGGCTTTGGAGGGTTAATTTAATGACAGCATTACTATTACAAGACAAATTATCAGTTACAACAAGTTATTCAGGAACACCAAGACATAGACTAGTAGAGTTCGGTGATGGGTATATTCAAAGAACACCTTTAGGGTTAAATTCTCACAGACGTTCAATATCAGTTACCCATGACAACTTAAGTTCTACAGATGCAGAGAATTTAATCGAGTTTTATGAAGATAGATTAAAAGATGCAGGAAAAATAGATATCTCAGCAAACGGGCTGTTACGAGAGTCAGGTAAATTTTACTTAGAAAGTTATGATGTTCAAATGGCAGACACAACTAAAAGAACTATCTCAGCCAATATGATTGAGGTATTTGATTTATGAGTTC